CTTCATGTCCTGCCGGATGTGGTGGGCGATGATACCATCCGTTTCTGAAAGTTGCCCATATCTGGTGGTTCCAGTCTTCACGCCCAATGGCAAAGGCCACTACCGCACCTTCACCCCTATCCTCTATAAGGCCTTCAACTATTTCATCATTGCTATCCACAGTTATAGTTGCGTAGCCTTTAACAACATGCTCCCTTTTTGCCGTCACGTCATCAGATGATACGCCTCCACCACTTTTATTTATTAAGCATACTGCCACTATTACACCCCCTTAAGGCCTATCCAAAAGCTCACTGCTGGCTTTTTACTAAAGCATTTAATTCTTATTTTTCCATTTAGAGTTTCCACAAAATCTACCAGTGCAAAAGCTTTATTCATCGCCTTTACAGCATCCGCTGACTCATTTCCCGATAAATATAGCCCCACAGTAGGTGCATCTGCAGATGTTATACCTTGCACATCTATCTCTTGCATATAAGGCGCTGTATTACTCCACTTACTCACATCTACAAGCACCTGTCTTAGCCCCTGCAGTGCATTTATCACAGAGTTTGTGGCATTGATGTCGTTTGCTCCAAACAAGTCTCCTTGTACAGTGTAATGAGTACTGTCTACAATCTCATACTTACCATCTCCACCCTGTGTCAATGTGTACTTTCTGTTGCCTTCAAACACATCATCTTTATAATTTGTCTTTAGCGCCATCTTACCTCCTGTTTCCTATGCTTTTTCTACCCAAAGAAAAAGACAGCCTCTGCTGTCCACTTAAAGCACTCTCGTACATATCTCCCAAGTCCCTGAGTATTTTCTCTATGTCATTAGCCTGATAAATGCTATCATAAGTAACTCTTACAGGCGTTTGGGGCGTTGATATCTTAGTGTAATATGCCTCTCGTACCCTCTTAATATTCTCCAGTAGCCTATTCATTTCCGACTCTGTTCTGAAGTCTTCCATAGCCCACACTTTAATACTTACACTTACTCCAAATAAATCGGCCAAATACTTGCAAGCCTCTTCTACTCTGTTCAAATCTATGTACGATATATAGGCTTTATCAGTATCGTTTATCAAGTCGTCTACCGTTCTGTCAAAGATTAAAGTATCCAATACATTACTCATTCTATCACCGCCTCTGCTGTAATTTCATTTCTACTGAATTTAAAATCAAGCTTGGTTATTATTCCTTGCCTCTTACCCTTAAAGGTATCAAGTTCGACCAGATCCCCAAGCTCATGATTATCAACTACAAGCCTGCAAGATATGCTTTCATTCTTCATACAGTCATCATAGCATCTGTTAAGAACGTCCTGCATATTTTCCTTAGTCACAAGTGTAGCCTCTTTAATCTCAGCAACATTTTTATTGTGAGTTATCCTCTCATTATCCTTGCTTATGCTAAATGTGTTATGAATATACTTCTTTCCGGATAACACTACTTGAACTCCGGTACCTTTTATACGGGCATAATTATCGCCCTGTTCTGTGATACTTCCACCCTGTATAACCAAAGAGTGCATAGGCTCGCTAAACTCTATTTTTGTACTATCTACTAAGTAACCTTTGAAAAGCTCCATGGCTTCATCGCCCTTAATATATTCGTGTACAGTAAGCTTTACTCCTGTAATTACATCACTGTGAGAAAAGGACAACTTAGTAAACATTTCCTCCTGTCTTATCTGAGTTATGTCAGTAGTCCGCATAGGATACAGATATAAATTTCTGTCATAGCTTGTATCCACTATGGCACCTATGGCAAAAGCCAACTGCTGTAATGCAGTCCTTTTTGAACAAATCGGTAAGTATCCGCTTATAGGCTTGTTTTCAAGTGCGGTATCTATAAAGTACGGTATATCTTTGCCTTGCATTATTAAGCCTAAAAGTTCTTTTGCCTTTATCTGATTGTACACTCCGCCCATAAATTCAGTACCGTCCAGTACACCTATAGCGTCATGCGTTTCCATTGAATAGACCGTTCTGCTTAATTGCTTACCATCTTTTAAGTAGAATATTCCAAGAATAGCCTCATCAAAATATAAAGTCTGCTTTTGCTTCTTTTGAAACTCAAAGTCGTATCCCATTCTATCCCTTACAGAGTACTCCATAGTGTTTACGGATATTTCTTTTGATGTTCCATCAATCTCTACCAGGCAATCTATACTTTCAATCTCATCATCCTTAAAAATCCTTATAAGCCCCCAAGTGATTTCTGTTAAAAAAGCATTTCTAAAAGGCTTATTCGTTTCAAAGAATGTTATGACAACTCTATTATAGAAATCTACAACGCCATAGCAAAAGTATTTATAGCTATCCGGATAATATTCCTGTTCCTTTAGCAAAGTATTATCTGAATACCATTTTATATTTACCTTACTACAATAGTCTTCGCTATAGTTATTAAACTCAAGGCTTATACCTACACTTGAAAAGTTTTTCGTAAATCTAAAATCTAAAGTAGGAGGATTCTCAAACCTTCCCAAACTGTCAGATACGCTTCTGCTTATGTATCCCATATGCTCAAACGTATCAGGATTAGGTGTATTTACGTAATGCCCGTCAAGCTTAGAGTATCGAGGTAAGCACATAGCATAATTAGGATACTCAACTACCTCTTTCAGATTTTCAAGTACAACAAACTCCTTTTTATCTGTTGAACTTATGGAACTGTCCTCTTTTGCTCCCAGCGCTATATCATCATAGACTATCTTTAATCCCCCGGCATTTGACATCCTCTGATTTCTGATAGCTGACAACCAAATATATCTATATGGCTTACTTGTCTGTAGAAACTCAATCTTTACAGTATCAAAAAGCTTTACCTTAGCAGCGCAAAAATATTCAGATGATATCGGACTGTATTCTGCAGTCTTTACGATTAAGTCGTCCTTAAACCAACTTATTTTTACCTTCTTCGCATAGTCTCCAGATAAAAGATTAAATTAAAGCTGTATACCGTTACTTGTCTTTAGCCTGTCATACCTAACAGTAATTGTCGGTACATCGGCAAAATTGCAATTGTTATCTGATAAACTGCTGCTGATATACCCGCTAAGCCCGTAAGGTATACTATCAGGTGCGTTCGTGTAATCTCCATTTAACTTAGAGTATCGTGGCAGGCAATACGCAAATCCCTGCATAGAATTTTCAGTACCGAACAAAGTATCAAGAGTGGAATATTCCTGTTGATTATTTGTCTCTGTTTGTATATCCCATCTCATTATCTTCTCCTTTGTGGCTCCATAGCTATAAAGTTTATTGATAATCCTTCAGTAAGTCCCCAGTAGTTTTTACCGTTTCTTACCATCAGATCATCTTCGCCTTGAGTAACATACGCCTTAAAAGTCATTGCCTCATTCCCGTAAGGCACTGTTATATCATGGCTTGCGAATGATGGATTAGATATAGCGTCATAAAATTGGTTGTATGATGCCATATCCAAGCCCTTAGGAGCGACCTTCATTGTGTAGTTGTAAAATGTACCGATAATATCTCTGTGCATAGCATAATCGGTAGTACGACCCGAGTTTTCCGTGTCTGTTACAGCAAACTTTCTTTTAAGCTCAAGTACATTTACATTGTATTCTCTACCGTCCATTCTAAAAATATTATTAGTCATCAGTTACCTCCTACCAGCACAAGACTTACTCCCTTTCTCTTTGCTTCTTTGTCAAGTTCCGGCTTCAAAAGCCTTACAAGTGCTCCAAGACTACTGTCAAACTTTAGTACAATCTGCATAGATTCGGTACTGCCACCTGCATTAGCTTGTATTTTATCCGCCAATAGTCCTAAAACATCATCCTTGTTTTCATAGTTAGCCTTTAGTATATCTGTATATCCTGCTCCCGTTGGTGTTATTTTACCCTTAGCAACATTCGGTATGTAAGAAGATGCATTAGGGATGTTTAAGCCTACAGGCACGCCGATATCCACTCCATTAAATACATCTGTAACACTACTTAACCACTTCTCCGCTTCACTCACAGATGTTTTTGCTGTATCCGCGATACCTTCGTTAAATCCTTTTACGACGTATTCCGCTATCGTATGGAATTCTCTTGAAGGGGAATGTATCTTAAGTACATTTTCTGCCGCTTCTACAGCTTCTCTTGCCCACTTTTTAATAGCTGATTTAG